CTCGTAGTAATACACATTTTGAAGATTAGGCTATTTGGTTAAAACGCTTATATTATAAATATAAGGCAAAGAAACTAGTTATCGACGGTAATGGTCTTGGTATTGGTCTTGTTGACTATATGGTTAAAGGCCAAACTGATCCAGATACAAATGAGATTTTACCAGATTTCGGCGTTGATAATGATGATGATGGTGAATATAAAAAATATCGTACGGAAGTATGTGAAGAAAATGCGCTTTGGATAATTAAAGCAAATGCGCCAATTAACACGGAAGTACATGCGAATGTACAGTCTTAGATGTCTGCGGGACATGTAAAAATGCTTATTGATGAACGTATTGCTAAAATTAAATTAATGAGTACAAAGCGCGGTCAAGAGATGAAACCTGAAGAACGGGCAGAATATCTCAAACCATTTACCCTAACTTCCATATTAAAAGAGGAAATGATGAACCTTCGTGAAGAAAATGAAGGTGTCAACATTATTTTGAAGCAAGCGAATAAAGGTATTAAAAAAGATAAATTCTCTGCTTTTGAATATGGTTTATATTGGATTAAGTTAGAAGAAGATAAAAAACGTAAAAAGCGTAAAAAGAGATTTAGCGATATGTTATTTATGAATTGAGGTGGAGATATGCGAGCTTCAAGAGGAGAAATAACTATCGAAGAAATATTGCGCGATGCTGACTTCCACTTCACAATGGAACAAACTTTTGAAGGACTTAATAGTCCGAATGGCAAACCATTAAAGTTTGATTTCTGTGTTTTTGACGATGATGGAAATGTTGATTTCTTAATTGAGTATTAGGGTAAACAACATTATGAGCCATCAGCTAAATTTGGTGGTAAGCAAGGATTTTATCGTCAATAGTTCAATGATAATAAAAAACGTAGATTCTGCGAATTAAATGGTTATAATTTAATTGAGATTCCTTATACAGATGAAAATTTATTAAGTTATGACTATATCATGGAAAAAGCTGGATATTAAGGAGGGATTGAATTGGCTGACCAAGAAGCAATACATGCCAAGGGCTTTTCAATCGTTCAACGTCCAGAATTAAGAGACATCTATGGTAGTTAGGTTGATTATGGTAAAATTAAGGTAAACTTTCAAACACTTGAAGATGCTGTTATTGATCTCGGCGCTTTAAAGAAAGTTGATAAACGTACTTATAGTAAAGTATCTATCTTTCGTGCGCTTGCGCGTAAGGATTATCCTACACTTCGTGATATTTCAAATTACTTTTTTGAAGTGAGTGGTATGTATGAACGACTTTGTAAATACTTTGCTGGTTTGTACAGATATGACTGGTATGTTACGCCTTATGTAATTGACAATAGTGCAAAAGATGAAAAGGTTTTGGCCGATTTTTCAAAGGCACTTGACTATCTGGATGAAAGCGGTATCAAAAAACTTTGTAATGATATTGCGCTAAAAGTAATTGTTAATGGCTGCTATTATGGTTATATTATTGACACGTCTCGTGGCTTTACATTCCAAGAGTTGCCAATTAATTATTGCCGCAGTCGCTTTAAAGTTGGAAACACCCCAGCAGTTGAATTTAATCCAAAGTTCTTTGACGATGCTTTTCCGGACATAGAGATGAGGATGCGAGTCCTTAAAATGTATCCAGAGGAGTTTGCAAAAGCCTATCTTGCTTATAAGAAAGGTAGACTTAATACTAATTTAAGTGATGGCACATGGTGGATTTTAGATCCTGATTGCGCATTTAAGGTTAATCTTAATGGGCGAGATTATCCATTGTTAGTAAATATAACTCCTAAAATTCTTGATTTGGATGAAGCCCAAGATTTAGATTAGCGCAAAATGTTATAGCAACTTTTAAAAGTTATTATTCAAAAGTTGCCGCTTGATAAGAATGGTGATTTAATCTTTGATGTTGATGAAGCAAAAGACATTCATAATAATACCGTACAGATGCTAAAGCGTGCGGTTGGCGTTGATGTTATGACGACGTTTGCTGATGTCGATGTTGCTGATTTAGCAGATAAAAATACTACAACTACACGAGATGAGCTTGAAAAGGTTGAACGTACAGTTTATAATGAAGCTGGTGTTTCTCAGAATTTGTTTAATTCTAATAGTAATCTTGCTCTTGAAAAAGCTTCATTAGTTGATGAAGCAAGTGTACGTGATTTAGTATTTGAATTTGATGAATTATTCTGTCGAGTTTTGCGTAGAAAGTTCCCAGGTAATAAGAAATGGTGTTTACATTTTAATATGCTTGAGACAACCATTAATAATTATAAAGAATTGTCTAAGATGTATAAAGAACATACACAGCTTGGTTTCTCTAAGATGTTGCCACAAATTGCTCTTGGACATTCACAGAGTTCTATTATTGCTACTGCTCACTTTGAGAACGAAGTATTGAAGTTACAAGAGATTATGATTCCGCCTCTTATGTCTTCTACTTTGAATGGTAAAGATATTTTGCCAGGATCTAAAGAGGGCGCTAATGCTCAGTCTGATGCCAATAAGCAGATTGCTAAAGCTGCTAGTGAAACAAAGACTGGACGTCCAGAAAAAGCAAATGAGTAGAAATCTGATAAAACAATCGCGAATCGAGAATCTATGGGAAAGGAGTAATTTAAATGCCTAAACATGCAAGTGCACCGGTAGGCGAGCGTGTAGAGATACTTAATGTCGCTCCTATGGCGGAGAATCCATTGATTTCTCATTGCGAGATTAAAGTTTGCTATATCGGTGAAAATCGTAATGGTAGTGTAATTAGTGAACCCGTTGCAACAAAGATGGCTGCATCTTTGCACGGTTGCCCAATTGCTGGATATTTCAGTGAAAAAGAGGAAGACTTTAGTGGTCATAATCGTAGCATTGAAGTTGGAGATGGCAAGTTCCGCATTGTTGATAAAACTAAAGCTTATGGTTTTGTTGATTCCAGTGCCAAAATTTGGTTTCAAGAGTTCAGTGATGAGGGTGTTGTTCATAAATATTTAATGACAGAAGGTTGGTTATGGACGAGCTTATATAATGAAGCTAAACGTATTATTCAGCATGGAAATAATCAATCTATGGAATTAGATGAGGAAAATTTAGATGGAACTTGGACATTTGATGATAAAGGACTCCCTAAATTTTTCATAATTAACGAAGCAATGATACAAAAGCTTTGTATTCTTGGAGAAGACGTCGAGCCCTGCTTCGAGGGCGCGGGTATTGCAGCACAATTCTCCTTTGACGGAGACTTCAAGAACCAACTATTTTCTTTAATGGAAGATATTAAGAACGCTTTGAGCAAAGGAGGATTTACTTCAATGGAGAACGAAAACAAGATCGTTGATCCTACTTTGGACGAGCAGAATGTGAATCCGGAAACTGACACCGAGTTCAAGAAAAAGGACGAGGAAGAAGAAAAGAAAGATAATCCATTCCCACCAAAGGCAGACGACGAGAAGGAAGAAAAACCTGCTGAGGGCAAAGATGATGAAAAGAAGCCTGCATCTTCTGAAAAAGAAGAGAAGGGTGAAGAAGAAGACGATGAAGATAAGAAAAAGAAGGCTGCCGCAAAGCATTCTTTGACTGATGATGAAGTCGCTGATTCTGAACTCTATAAGAATCTTGCCGTTCAGTTTGCTCAGTTGCAGAAGGATTTCGAAGCTTTGAAGGCCGAAGTGGAACCACTTCGTCAGTTCAAGGTTGATGCTGACCGCAAGGCTAAGCAGGAAATGATTGATAGTTTCTACATGCTTTCTGATGCTGAGAAGAAAGATTGCGTTGATAATATTGATACTTATTCACTCAATGATATCGAAGCTAAGCTTTCTATTATTTGTGTTCGTAACAAGGTTTCTTTTAACCTTGACGATAATAAAGAGTCTGATAAAAAGACTCCAAATGATCCATTGATTTATTCATTGGATGGCAATGATGATGGTGATAGCGCTCCAGCTTGGATTAAGGCTGTGCGTGAAACCGCCAAAGAAATGAACTAATTTTAATAAAGGAGGAAGCTACGTATGGCTTTTACAAGATTGTCTCCCGAAGCTAAGTTCGTAACTCTTGGTTTCGGTCAGGTCGAGCCTAACCATCTCAGTGCACAGCGTACCGGCGAAATTTACGCCCAATTACCTGTTGCAGCCGATATTGACATCCTTGAGAATGGTCAGTTCGTCAAGTATGACTATTTGAACGGCGCGGTTAACTTCACTGGCGCTGGCGAGTGGATGCTCGTATTTAATGAAGTTAAGGTTTATCGTGATCATGAAACCGATCAGGACTTCGCGATGATTCGTCGTGACTACAATGGTCGTGTTTATAGCCCAGTTGGTGTTGGTGCTCCTGCTGCTGCTTTTGGCTCTGCTCAGGGCATCAACGGTGTTCGTATTAATGGTTTTGAATCTTCTGAAGATTGGGATATGATGAAGAAGATTCAGGCTCAGGTTGAAATTTATCCAGATGCTCATAATAATGCAGCTGGTGAAGCTCCTGATTATGGTCGTAATCATTATCCGATTGGCAACAGCTATGAAGTTGAAAAGCTCAATATTCCTCAGATGGCCGAATATGCTCAGCCAGATCGCATTGGTGGTCAGGGCAAGGCTGGCTTGATGGTTCCTCGTGTATTCAAGACTCATGAGGGTGATATTTTCACTACTAATACCATTGCTGATGAAAAGGTAGCCCTTGGTGCTGTTCTTTCACCAAATGCACATGGTTATTTGTCTGCTAATGGCGACGGTAGTCTCCAGTGGCAGGTTGTCAAGATTTATAATCTTGGTGATATGCAGAAGGCCGTTAAGGTCATGAGAATTAAGTAATAAGGAAAGGAGAGAAAAGTCATGTTGGAAAGAAATGAACTTCTTAAATTGATGAAGGCAACTGCAAAGGCTGATCGCTCTAATCCTGTTGCTTATTCATTTAATGGCGAGAACCTTACTTACGATGCTCTTAATGAGACTCTTCGTAAGGAAATGAACGAACTCGCTGGTACTTTCGCACTTTATCGCGAAAATAAGAACACCATCTTCTCTTTGATTGAAGAGACCATGGATGATATTCTTCCTAAGAAGGTTGAGGAAGAGTATGGCAAGTTTGCTGAAGTGAAGACTATCGCTCAGGGTAATTCTACTATCTTCTGGCGTAAGCATGATCGTCAGCGCGCAAAGCAGTTCATCACCAAGGTCGGTTTGGCTGGTATTTACGAAGTATTCAAGCTTGGTAAGGACACCCCAATCGAAGTTCAGACCAGTGCTATCGGCGGTGCCGCTCAGATTGGTCTTGAAGAATTCCTTGATGGTCGTGCTGACTTCGCAGAAGTAACCAAGATCGTTATGGACGGTATTGATGAACTCATTTATTGGGAAATCGGTGCTGCTCTTAAAGAAGGTCTTACTCAGCTTCCAGCTCTAAACACTGTTGAAGTTGATGGTTTCGATTCTCAGGCTTTCGATCGTTTGCTCGCTATCTCTGCTGCTTATGGTACTCCTACCATCTATTGTACTGAAGAGTTTGCCGCAAAGATCCTCCCAGAGAAGTGGGATGCTTGGTCTGACAATATGAAGGATACCATTTGGAATAATGGTCGTTTTGCTAACTACAAGGGCCATGTTCTTAATATCCTTCCACAGGGATTCACTGATGCAACTCATACAACCAAGGTTATTGACCCAGGTTATTGCTACATCCTCCCAGGTGCTGTAAAGCCTGTTAAGGTTGTTATGGAAGGTTCTACTATTGTTGACGAGTATGTTAACAAGGACCGCAGCCGTGAAATTCAGGTTTATAAGAAGGTTGGCGTTGGCGTTGTTATGACTCCTGACATTTGCGTTTATGTTGATACAGAACTTGCTGGTCAGTATGGCGTATATCAGGGTGACAAGACTCCTGCTGAACCAAACCCATAATTAATATAATCGGGGAGGGGTAATCCCCTCCCCTTAAATTTAAGAGAAAAAGGAGTTTAATTGAATATGGATATGAATAAGAAGGTACAGGTTCGCAATAGAAGCAATCGTGTTGTTATCTATCATGTGGACGATATGCATGTGCGCCGTGAGTTTGCTCCAGGCGAGACTAAAATGATTCCTGTCGAGGAGCTTATGGCTTTGAGTCAGAAGGCTGGCGGTGCTTATATTATTCGTAATAGTTTGTTCATTCAGGACGCCCCTACGGTGAAGGAGATGCCGATGAAAGTTGAACCTGAGTATTATTTAGATGACAAGGGAGTTATTGATCTTCTAAAGAATGGCTCAGTAGATGCATTGCTTGACTGTCTTGACTTTGCACCTGGTGGGGTTATTGAATTAGTTAAGAAATATGCTGTAGATTTGCCAATTACCGATACTCGTAAAATTAAGGCAATTCAAGAAAAGACCGGATTTAAGGTGGATCTTGCGCTAAAGCATAAGGAAGAACTTGCGGCAGAGGCAGCAGAAGCTGCAGGACAGACAGACAGTGGAATGGAAGTCAAGGCTGCTCCAACTCGTCGTGTACAGTCAGCAGCAGCTGAGGAGCCAGTTGGCCGCAGAACAACTCCTAAGTATAATGTTGTAAGTACTCCTAAAGAAAACTAAGGAGGGTATCTATGACATCATTTAATACTATCATAGATAGATTCCTTAGTAAGATCACAGATGATATGTACTTGGAACTTACTGAGGAAGATACTATTCGTGATGCAAAACAGTATCTACTTGATGCCATTCCTTATTTTGAGTTTCCACATTTTGCGCCGTATAATTACGACCTTGAAAAAGAAACTTATAATGTTGATTTAACGCAAGAAGAGATTAATATTCTTGCGATTTTAATGAAACAAGCATGGTTAGATCGTTAGATTAATTCTATTGAAAATACTAGAATGAAATATTCTGGATCAGACTTTAAGTTTACTTCGCAAGCTAATCATCTTGCGAAGTTACTTACTTTAAAGACTGAAAATCATAGAGAAAATATACATGCACAAAGACTTTATAATCGTCATAAGATTGTAAAAGAAACTGGTCATGTAATGTCTAACTGGCACATTCTTAATCAATCTGCTTTGCAAACTGGAACTACACCAATTGCAAGCGATGATCCTGTGCAACCTATTTTGGTGCCAACTGAAGTTGACGTTAATGCTGAATGGGAGCCGATTATTGAATGAGAACTGTGGCTTTTGAATATGCAAATTCGATTGTAGTGTAGGATTTGCGACGATTGATAAATCAAATATGGAAGTTACTTCCAATGCGAGAAAATGAGGAAGATTGGTAGAAGTAGCTAGATTCTGTTTTAATTGAACTCCGAGGTCTTCACGCGATGTTTGGCGATCAATTAGATTTTCTCATTCTTATGAGTAAGTTAGAAGGATTGCGTGGAGTAGATAATTTTATGGTTTATAGAACTACAGTATTTAGTGTAATTTCACTGCTTACTGAGTTAACTAATCAAATTCATGATTGAAAATTTAGAATTGTTTAAGATGAGAGCACGTGCGGCAAACAATGATCGCCAACATAATCGTATGATTATGGATAAGTTGCGCGGTTTTCATCGAGCATTGTTATATTCATATCAAGCTACTTGGATAAGACGTGATGGGGATGAAGAAAATCCATGGGTTCGAGCATTAATGAATCCGGATAAAGTAAAATTTGATTATGATGAAAAAATTGTGTCTGTTGAATTTGAGTATGGATTCCATCCAGGTGATACATTTGAGTGGGGATAGGGAACTGGTAGTCATTGGATTATTTTAAAACCAGAAGAGACAGAACTTGCATATTTTCGTGCAAACTGTCGCCGCTGTCAATATCTAACGGCGAGAGATCCTGAGACTCATGAAGAATTTTCATAGTGGGCGGCGATTCGTGGACCGGTTGAAACTAAAATCAATAGTATACAAAAAGCTGGAATCGTAGCTGATGTTCCGAATTTAACACTCGATATTTATATGACTGATACTGAACAAAACCGTCGTACTTTTGAGCGTTATAAACGTTTTGAATTTGAAGGACGTTTTTGGAAAGTACAAGCTCCTGATTTTATTAGCACATCTGGCGTTTATGAGATTTAGGCTGAAGAAGATTATGAATGTCATGAAGATGAAATGTTCATTACTGCTAATGAGCAAATAGAACCAGTACCAGAAGATGTTAATGAGATTTTGGGCGATACACATATTAAACCAACAGAACCTCATTATTATTATATGAAGTTAACTGATGATATCGGTGAATGGAGTATTACTTTACCCGCATCCAAAAATAAAGAAGTAGATGATGTGTTAGAATATAAAGTGGTTGGTAATCGTTTTAAGGTAACTTGGACAGATATGCGGTCTGGGCAATTTATTATTCATAATGGAAATTATGAAAAGACAATTATCGTCGAATCACTATTTTAAGGAGAAAATGGAGTATGAAAGTCGGAGAAGATTTTGGTCGTCCTGAATCAAGTTTTTTAATACTTGAAAAGGATTTTGCTAGAATAGCTGATAAAATGTTAACAAACCCTCGACTTTTGAAATTATTGCATTACAGAGAAGCCGATGCATTAATGTGTCCTAATCTCACATCGGAAGAAAAAATGGCTTTAATAGGTCATGAAATTAAAATTGTCCCTTATCTTGCTATTGATAAGGAGTGCCCGATTTTTGTAATTATTAGTTTCGATAATTTTACGCCTAATGCAACTAATCCAGAATTCCGCGATTGTACTGTTAATTTTGATATTCTATGTCATCCTGATCACTGGAATTTAGGTAATTTTTAGTTGCGCCCATATAAAATTGCTGGAGAAATTGATGCTATGTTTAATAAAAGTAAAATGACAGGCATTGGTGAATTGCAATTTATGGGTGCAAATAATCTAGTTTTAAATGATTAGTTAATGGGTCTCACAATGATTTATCGCTCAGTTCAAAGTACTGAGGATGTGTTACCTGTTGAATAAACTCATGTTAATGACTGGTGTAGATGTTCCTATACCAGATTTACAATTAACTATTCATCAACCACGCATAAAAGAAATTTCTTTTATGGGTGAACTCGATTATTTTTCATCCATATAGTTATTATGTTTTGATAAAAATACTATCATTGCAGCAAATCCATAGGGCGCTTCTAATTTATCTGTCATGAGTAATTTTCAGATATTTATGACGTTGATAAACATTCCAGATGATGTAAGACGTTTAGAAATTCAAAATAATTTAATAATGGTTTTAACAATCTTATTTCCTGGATATGGAATTCAAATCTTGCCGCAAGGTATGGGATTATATTTTAATAATGCAGAAACAAAACACAATATTATGATTAATGAAACTAATTTTGATGTTTTGAAAAATGCATTAACAGAAGTTACTGGTGTGCGCAATAGTGCTGGCGGTGAAAATTCTAATTTTAATCCCAAGGGTAAGAAAGCAGCTGCTATTGCTGCTAAATTATTAAAAGGCCGAGCACGTGCCGCAGAGCAAAAAGGTTATAGCTCTGATGGTGTGCTTGGACGTTATGTTTCTATTCTCACTATCGGGCTATCGTCTATGAGTTTAGATGATTGTCTAAACTTAACAGTATATCAGCTATATGATTTAATTGAAAGATATGGCTTGTATATTGGGTGGGATTTAGATATTCGCTCTCGTCTGGCAGGCGGTAAGCCCGATGATAAGCCGGACGATTGGATGAAAGACTTACATTAAATAAGGAGGAAATAACCTATGAAATTTGGTGTACGCGAAATTTGCGACGTCGTGCTCAAGAGAAAGACCGGCGGTTATTTCGGCAGACTTTATCTTGATAAAGATATGCCAGTACTTTATTTCGATACTTTGAAGACTTCTTCTCTTGAAGGTCAGAGCACCACTGTTTATGCACAGGGTGGCCGCGGCAATCCTCGTTTGGTTGCTTGGGAAGGTGACCGTACTGTTACATTCACAATGGAAGATGCTTTGATTTCTCCAGAGAGTTTCTCTATCCTTTCTGGTGCTGGATTCATGGATGCCGATGATGAACATCCTATCTTTGTACATACCACAGAAGAAGTACAAGTTAAGAATGGTACTTTAACTTTGTCTCATGTTCCTGCTCGTGCTGGTTCTTTGTATATTATGCTTAAGAACGAAGATGGTTCTATTAATACCAACCGTGTACCAATGGAAATTCCGCTTCAGGATGATGGCGGTGCTACTCCAGCTTATTTGGCCGGTGCAACCATCACTTTGGATGCTGCTTTCGCGGCTTGGAAAACAGCATATGATCAGAGCCACAGTGAACTTATTAATGCTGGTAAGATTATGAATGCAACTGCTCCTGTAGCAACTGCATATCAATCTGTATTAGATAAATATAAGGATGCAGACAGTGCTGATGATATTGTTGACTATGTTGATGGTACCAATGCTGATAACCCAGGTTCTGTTATGTATGTTGATTACTATGTCAAGAGTACTCAATATGTAAAGCAGATTGATATTGAAGCTGGCAAGTTCGGCGGTTCTTACTATCTTGAAGCTTCTACTTTGTTCCGTGATCAAGGTACTGGTGAAGATTATCCAGCAGAATTTGTAATTCCGAATTGCAAGATTCAGTCTAACTTCACCTTTACAATGGCTCCAACCGGCGATCCTTCTACTTTCACCTTCACAATGGATGCTTTCCCGGATTATACTAAGTTTGATAAGACCAAGAAAGTTATTGCTGCTCTTCAGATTGTTGAAGATAAGAACCTTTATGATGGTGGCGCTATTGATGCAGAAGAGAATGCTGCTGTTCCAGGTGTAATTTATGAAGATTCTGGTAAGACTCCACCAAGCCGTTTCGAGAACATTTAATAATTTAAAGATTGACAATAGGGGAGATACGAATTGTATCTCCCCATTTTTTTTATCTGAGAAAAAGGTGATACAAATGGGACGACTAAGATTACCATTAAATTTTATTCAAATTGATGAGAATACACCAGGGTTCCAAGCAGAATTAAGAAAAAAAATTTAGCAAAATTTATAGAATGATGTTAACGCATAGCAGCTAAGAGCTTATGCAATAGAATTGTAGGGAATTATCAAATAGATTTAGAGTCAATCATATTTCAATGAACATTGGTCTAAAATGGCAAAAGCGACTGAAGTTAAAGCAGAAAATTTAAAGATGAAAGTTGATAAAGAATTAGTTACTTTTAAAACTCGTATTACACGTATTTATTATATTATTCAAGAAATGTTGGGTATATTACGTGGTGAAAAAGTTACATATGCTATTTATTTAGAAATTGATGGAAAATAGCATCGTATATCAATAGATGATATTCCTGTGGATAATTTTAAAATTAATAGTCGTGGTAATTTATTATTTAATTTTTCTAAAGATGAGTTTTTAAAATTAGAATAGGAGACTGGACATCAATTGGATATTGCCGCGCACTATGCTGATTTCTTTAGCTTTGTTTGTAATACTTATTACTATTAGAAAAAAGCTCCATTAGCAAACAGATATTATAACCGTGGTGTTATTGCTGAAGCTTTTGAAAATGATTTAGTGCCTAATGAAAACGAGCATAATGTAGAACATACTTGGGAGGCTAAAACTGTTTGGTCGTGGATGAATGATGCAGCAGATGATGCGACGGCATGGTATGTGCAAGGTGACGTTGGTAATATACAGGTTAAAAATATTACGTCTGGTGCATTACGTGTTGCTTCTATATCATCTATTTAGCATTTGAGTGAAATTTTAGTTAAGTTTGTAAATATAGATCCAATATCTATGCAAGGAATAGTTGATGAACTTATGCGAGACATGGTACTTTTAACAAAGAACCGTAATGTTGGCGATCAATCTAAACGCTATATAGAAGAAACATTAAGTCCATTAATGCCTTGACAAATTTAAAATTTTTTGTTATTTTATAATTAGATATGAGAAGAAGGAGGCCAGATTATGGCGAAAGTTAGTTTTACATCTTTAACTCCTATAAAAGGTATTGAAGATAAAAATGTTATAATTGGAGACAAAAATATTATTGTAAAGCAATATTTACCAGTTAAAGATAAAGCAGATTTAGTAACTTATGTAATTCAGTCTGCATTTGATGAAAATGGGCTTTTTAGTCCTGTCCGCCAAGAGATTTATAGTACAATTGGACTACTTCGTTGGTATACAAATATTAATTTTACTGAAACAATGTTAATTAATGTTGAAAAAACTTATGATGCTATTGCATTAAATCATGTTGATCATGTTTTAACCGATATTAATGAAGATGAATATAATTGTATTATGAATATGATTGATGATGCTGTTGTTGAAACAAAAGATTATTTAAGATCTTTTGCTGGCCAGTTACGTGCTGTACAACAAGATTATAACGAAACCAATTTTGATATGGAAAAAATTGCGGCGACGTTACAAGATCCAAAACAAATTGGTTTGGTAAAAGAGATTATGGAGAAGATGGGCTGATGTCCATCTTTTTTTTTATTGAGAGAAAGGAGTGACTAATAAATGGCTAATTATAGCGCGCAATATACATTTGGCGTATCTGCAGATACTAAAAGTGCTTAGTCATCTTTAAATGCATTAACTAAGTCACTTCAAGCTTTATAGACAAAAAAAATTAATATAGTTATTGATGAATCACGTATCACTCAAGCTGCAGAAGCAGCTAATATTTTATAGCATGCATTAATATAGGCAACAAGTGTTGATACTGGTAAATTAGACTTAACTAAATTGCAGACATAGTTGAAAGCCGCGCATACTGATGTTGCTACTTTAGGAAGAACATTTTTGAATGCTGGTGCTGAAGGGCAACAAGCATTTATGAATTTAGCATCTGCTATATCTTCTGCACAAGCACCAGTAAAATAGTTAGATACTGCATTTAAAGCCATTGGTACAACTTTAATGAATACTATTAAATGGTAGGCTTCAAGTAGTTTAATCCATGGATTAATGAGTAGTATTTCTGGCGCCATTAGCTATGCTAAAAATTTAAATAGTACATTAAATGATATTTAGGTTGTTACTGGACAATCAAGTGATGAAATGGCTCGTTTTGCTACTTATGCAAATCGTGCTGCAAAAGAATTATCTACATCTACGAATGCTTTTGCTAAAGCTTCTTTGATTTATTATCAATAGGGTGATAATGCTGAGCTAGCTGCTAAAAAGGCAGCTATTACAACAAAAGCAGCTAATGTGGCATTTACTGCATCCGCGCAAGAAATGTCTGAAATGCTAACTGCAGTTTGGAATTCTTATCAAGCTGGAGAAGATCAACTTGAACACATGGTTGATGTTTTGGCGAAATTGGGTGCAACAACTGCATCAAGTATGGAAGAAATGGCGACAGGTATGCAAAAAGTTGCCGCGACAGCTAATACCGTTGGTGTTAGTATGGAACAAATGTCTGCTATGATTGCAACATCTGCATCGGTTACTCGTCAAGCTCCACAAACCATTGGTACTGCTTGGAATACAATTTTAAGTCGTATTGGTGGATTAAAACTTGGAGAAACACTAGATGATGGTACGGATTTAAATAAATACTCGAAAGCACTTCAAACTATTGGCGTTGATATTTTAGATGCGTCAGGAAATTTACGTGATATGGGCGAAGTTGTTGATGAAATTGGTCTTAAGTGGGATAATTTAAATAAGGCTCAAAAGTCTGCATTAGCTTAGACTGTTGGTGGTGCTCGTCAATATACACAAATTTTAGCATTCTTTGAAAATTTTGATAAATATCAAGATAATTTAAAAACGGCTAAAAATGCTGATGGAGCATTATAGGAACAACAAGAAATTTATGCGCAAAGTTGGGAAGCAGCAAGTCAACGAGTGAAAGCTGCAATGGAAACAGTATATAGTCAATTGATTAATGATAAAGCTATTACTAAATTAACAAGTTTATTAGCATAGTTAATTAATGGTTTTACTACGATTACACAAAGTTTTGGTGGACTTGGTAATGTTATTCAAATGATTGTTACCTCTATTGTAAGTAGTCATATTGATGTTGTTGCAACTAAATTAACTGAAGTCGGTCGTAATATCAAAACATTATTTAGTGGTGACACTTAGATTAAACAATATACACAAGAATTAGAAAAAATGCAATAGAGTATGATATCATTAAAAGATGATGAATCATTATCTGAAAGTTCTCGTATTGCATTAGATTATGATATTTAGATTCTAGAAATCCGTAAACAAATGGCCGAATAGCAAGGTAAATTAACAGCTGCACAAAAACAAAGTGCTGAAGCAGCTATACAAGAATTATAGACATATAAACAATATTATAGTGAATTAGCTAATTCTCAAGAACAATTATCTCGCCAAAAACAAACTACTGAACTAGATGCTTTACGCAAATCTACTGCAGAACAATTAGCAAGAAATGTTACACCAAATTATGATACATTAAATTTATCACAGAAATTAAAGGAACAAAAAGCTGCTGTACAAGATGTTGGTGCAGCAGTAGATGATTTAAAGAAAAAATTAGCAACAATTACTTTGCCAAATGGTAATAAATTATTTAAAGATGTAGATAAAGATATTGAAGCTATTTTATAGAAATTCCATATTTTAAAAGATGAAGATGAAGCGATTACTTTAGATCATCTATTACGTGGCTTATAGGAATCAGTCAATGAATCAACTGAATTAGAGACAATTATTAAAACTATTTCAGAAACACATTTTAATTTTGATCTAAGTAAAATGGAGTCTGGTACTAATGAAATTGAATTATTGACTAATTATTTAGAGCGTTTACAAAATTTTGGTGTTACTAATATTGAGATTAATGGTGAAACTAGTAATATTACTGCAATAATTGAGGCTTTACAGACATTAGATTTAACAACTGAAGCTGGCAAGCAAAAATTTTAGGAATATGGTCTTGCTATTTAGTCGACATTTTAGAATTTATAGAATAGTGCTCAGACGAATGTGGCATAGCTTAAAATGGTTATTGCAGGTTTATCTAATGCGTTTAATAAAGACGGTACAATTGATACCAAAGAACTCGATAAAGTCATTGCAAAATTACAAGCATTACGTAATAACACTGAGACTACTGCAGAATCAGCTAAAGCACATTTAAATTAGTTAAAAGCAAATTTTACAAGCACTTTTTCTGCTACTTCTTAGAGTGTATAGAATTTTGTTAATGCTGCTGTAAATTTAAGTCGTGTATCTTCTGCTTTTAATGCTATAGGTAATGCTATTAATACTTGGAAAGATCCAGATATTTCTATTTGGCAAAAATTATTAACAACAATGTCAGCATTAACTACTGTTGCTTATGGTTTATCAGCAGCAGTAAAATTAGCTGATAAAGGATTAATTGGTGATACTGCAGTAAAATTAGCGGATACAATTCAAACTCATTTATTAGCAAATGCTGAAGATCAAGCTAGGGCTAAAGCTATTGCTTTACATGCTTCATTAGGTATTATTGCAGTAGTCGCGGCGGTTGTAATTGCTGGTTTAGTTGCTTTAATATAGCATTTACAATCTTTAGAATCTGCAGAAGTAAAATTAGAAAAAAAATAGAAACAATTACGGGAATAGCGTGAAGACTTACGTTCAGATTTAACTTCTTTATCAAATGATTTTACCAATTTATCAGATGTTATTAATAATACTACATTATCTTATGATGAACAATTAGCAAAAGTAAATGAAATTACTGCTGCATATGGCGTACAAGCATCTATGCTTGATATTTTAAGTGGTGATTACACTACATTAGCAGAACGTATGCGCATTGCAGGTCAAGTAAAAGCTAATATGACTTTAGAAAATGCAACTCAGTTATTAGAAGAAGCGAAGGCTACATCACAAGAAGCCACAAGTTAGCTTACTACTGCTAGAATGTTAATGTATCAACAATCTAATAGTGGTGGTTATTTAAGTGGCGCATATGATTCAAATATATTTAGAGATTTAGCAGATAGTCGTTATTATTCGAATGATTCAAGTTCTCAAAATGCAATTGAACAATTTTTTGGTGGTTTGATTCCTCAAGATTATAGAGATCAGTGGACAATTCCAGCAGATGAAGCTGAAGTACTTAAAGCGCATACTGAAGAGTTAAAAGCGTTTAATGTTACTTTAAATAATAGTGGTTTGTTAGTTGGTGACGCTAGTACTATTGATTTACCTGGCTTATATGCTTGGATGACGAAGACTGCAGATGTCATGAAGTACACTACTCAAGATGGCTACATTGCATCTCTTTATCGTGGAATAGAAAAAACAAATCCTACTACTGATATTTTAGATATTCCTCAATATACAGATTTATAGCAATAGGCAGCTGTTACTGAAAGTTTATTCAGAAATATGCCAAAAAATTATTTGTCTGAAGATACATGGTCAAATTTAAATGTTGCTAATTTAATGAGACAGGTTTTTGAGACAGCATAGATACCAATTGCTAATACATATGCAAATAGAGCATATTTTGGTTAGCAAATTGCAAATATAGATGGTGGTGCCGATGTTGGACAAAAATTCCTTGCATTTAATGATTTAGCTTAGAGAGCAAGTGAAATAAAGGCTGAGAATAAAGCTGATGTTGAAACATATGCAGCAGAAATGATAGCTGATTTTTATGATCAAGGGCTAGATATTGAGACTATTTTACGTATCAAACCTACAGATATTGAATTTGCTGGTGTTGATGTAAATGGTAAACGCCATTGGAAAATTAATGATTAGGCAAGAGCAATAGCTGAAGGTTCTATTGATGCTGCACGTGCTGCTGAGTAGCGTACTTTATTGCAAACAAATAAAGATGCAATGACTGGTGCTACAATTAATGAAAAAGAATATAAAGCTTTATCAGAAAGTGGTTTATTTGCTGATATCGCCGAATTAGATACATTTGTTAATTTAGATAGCGGAGCAAGAGCAAAAAAATATAATGAAATGTTTGATGCTGCAGTAGCAGCTGAACGCAGAGGATTAGATCAAGAATTAGCTGCTTTGGATGAATATCAAACAGAAATAGATGCGAGAATAGATGCATGGTTCGAAAATTTTGGCGCAGATGGGAAAATTTAGCAAAAATTTAATATTGATACAAGTATTACTGGCACTGATTTATATGATGCATTATTATAGCAACGTACAGCATTAGAAGTTGAACGAACTGCCAAATAGACTATTTGGGATACATACCAAGGAGGAACATTTGATACCGATGAACAAAAACAAGCTTTATTAGACACATATAATGAAGAAACTGGTAGTCATGCTACATTGGCGGACTTTGATACGGTAATAAGTGAGATTAAAACTTATAAAGCAGAAATTGATGATTTAACAGAATAGATAACTGATTATCAGCTTGTTTTACGTGAAGGTGAAACATTATTAAGTCAAAAGGCTTCTTTAACTACACAACGGAATGATTGGAAAACTCAAGATGGTATTTTACGCTATGCTGAAAAAACTCAAGACATTATTAAAGCAACAAATGCGGTTAATGCTTTTACTGGTGCTTTAGGAAAATAGAAAAGTTTAACTGCGGATGCTTTAAGCGAATTGGCCGCTTTAGATGATAAAGCTCTAGAATATTATTAGACTTTATCTTCTGCAAACTGGGACGAGTATGTTTATACTAAAGGTTTAGAGCAATATAATGCCTTAATTGCGAAATATGAAGAAGCTGGTAATACAGCTGCGGTTTTAGCCACAAAACAGGAGCGTTTAGCTTTTACTTAGTCATATTGGAATAAAGTTGGTGAAACTGCTACTAAAGAAGCTGAAAGAATTAAAGAAGCTTATGATACTATTATTGACGGTGCATCTACTGCGCAAGAGATTTTAGGTAAATTATTAGAGTCTAATGACTGGTCTAATTTAACAGCGAAAAATTTAGATGGTTTAGCTGAAGCATTACGTAAAATTGGTTGGGAAGAAGAACGTATTATTGCTTTACAAGACAAATTATTAAATGGCGAAGTTGAATCTAAAGAGAAAATCTTTGCTACATTAGAAGCAGAAACAAATGCTGCTTTATCAGCTTTGTTAACATATGCTGGTGAACAAGCAGAATATAGTACATTAACAAATGGCGCAAAAATGCACGTTAAGGCAGAAGTCGATGAAATTACACCTAATCCAGCAGATTTAACTGTAACTGCAGAAACATCTGGTGATATTGTTGTTGCAGAAGGTCATGATGTAGTTAATGTGCGTGCGACAGTTACAGATACTATTGATGGTGAAGGACTCCTTGGTCCAAATGGTGAAATTACTTTACCAGCAGTGGTAAAAATTGCCAATTCTGCAAATAATGGTCAGGCGTTACCGGCAGAATTACAAGCAATTATGGATCAATATGGAGCTGTTGCTATTGATGGCGTTGTACAATGGTCTCAAGATTTAATTAATGCTGGTTTAATGAGTCCAGAAGGTTTATTAGATTTTGATGCTATTGAAGAGGCTCTGGGACCAGAGATTCGTTCAGCTTTTGAATAGAATTTTTCTAGTGGCGAATATTTTTCTATTCCGGCGGCTTTAAACTTTGTAGAAGAAAATAGTGACAAATTTTTAAAGGGTACAGACTCTGAAGGCAATCCAGTTTGGGATGTCAAAGCATTCATGGAAATTATGGGTCTTTATGGTGCCAATATTAATTTGGACGATAATAAAAATCCATGGTTTTCTGTGGCCGCTCATTTAATAGATGAGGTTGAAGGTTTAGATGAATTATTAAAAGAAAAAAGCTTTGATGTATCACCTAATTTAGTCGGTATGCAAGAGTTTCAAACTGCTTATGATTTAGAAGTGGCACGAACAGTATAGCAATATTATCAAGGTCGTTTAGAAGAATTAACAACACAAAAACAACAATTAGAAGCTGATATTGAAACAGCAAAAGCTGAAGGTCAAGACACGACATTATTACAAGCTCAATTAGATACTGTAAATGCGGCTATTACTGGTCTTGAAACCCGAATGACGACAAATGAAACAAATATTACAGCCTTAGAAACGTCATTACGTGAATTACGTGAACAACGTGTAGCAGAGGTAAATACCGCTCAAGAAGAAGCAAATGCAGCAACAGCAACCGCTCAAGAAGCGCGTGAAACAGCAACTGAGATGAGCCAACCAGAGGTTATAGCAGCAAAATATGATGCCGCAAGAGATGAACAAGATAATCCTGCTCCATTACCATCAGATTATTATGATCGTCAAGCAGCTGATGCACGTCGTACTGCTGATTAGTTAGAAGATGCAGCTGCTGATTTACAAACTGCTGCGGATGATTTGCGGGAAGAAAATGGGGCAGTGGTTGATGCTATTACTGAATAGTTAGGCGATGATTATACGCCAGAATGGACTACGCCTGTTCCTACAGCCACTCCAGGTCCAACTGCAACACCAGGTCCAACTGCAACACCAGGTCCAAGTGCGACTCCAGCACCCACATAGGTACAAACAACTACAGTAGAAGTAACTGCACGATCTGCTGCTATTGACACAAGCAAATTTACTGATACTGCACGTACTCGTGCACAAGCTGCAATTGATTAGAATAGGAGTATT